GAGATAAAAATCTAAATTTATCCGCTGCTCTTACAGAAATTATGCATTCATAAAAATATAAGGAAATATATGAAATCAAGAATGACATTATCACCAACAAATGAAATGTTGTCTATAAACCAAACTGTCCAATATCAAACAATGTTTGATGAAGGATATGTATATCCTATAGATGAATTTAGACTAGAATCTAAAAATATTAAAACACTTAAAAATGAACTTATAGAAAAATTTAATATAAAAATATTAGATTATAAATCAAATGATAATAATTTTGAAGTTTGGAAATGTGAAGATTTTACCATGGATGTTGTTTGGGAAACTAAAAATATGTATATTAGTACATATTGCAAAACTCAAAAAATTAATCAAAAAATATTCAAGTTATTAACTAAATATGAACCCACTTCCGGTGATGTAGATTTATATATGGATAATTATTTTAGCAGCAAAGGTCAGATAGATGCTACATTAAAAGTTTATAAAACTGATGATTTCGAATATGTTAATAATTTATTTACACCATATATTAATACAAATATTATGTTTGAACAGTTATATTCTAATAAGGAAAATATTCTTATTTTATGTGGTGAATCTGGAACTGGTAAAACATCATTATCATCACAATTACTTAAATTTTCATTAGAGCATACGGATATGTTACCGCACGAAAAAGATTTGGATTTACTTAATGATTTTGTGCAAGTAGCATATATAAAATCTACAGAACTTCTTGCACAAGATGAATTTTGGAGAACACTTGCTTCTAAAGATTATGATTTAGTTATTTTAGATGATTTAGATTATTTTTTAACTTCCAGAAACCAAGAAATTCAAACATCAGAAGATGTAGATAGAAATAAATTTTTATCACAGTTTTTAAGTTTCACAGATGGTATCGAACAAAATAAAACTAATTTTATTATAACAACAAATCAACCATTTGAAGATATTGATACAGCTATACTTAGAAAAGGTAGACTTTTTGATATATTAGAATTAAGAAAATTAACAAATAAAGAAGCATTGAATGTATGGGTGAGTGCGGGTCTATCTAAAAAAACATTTATGTTTGAGGGAGAAGTGTTACAAGCTGATTTGGGTTCAGAAATAGAAAAACATTTGAACAAAGATATTAAAATTGAAAAATATTTATACGACGAATCCGTTTCAAAACTTAAAAAATTTAATAAAAAAATAGGGTTTTAATAACCCGTAAAAGGACATAAAATGATGGTAATGCCTGATATAATAGAAACAGTAGGAAGAAATAAAAAAGTATTTTCAATACCTACTAAATTATTTGAAAAAAATATAATAACATTATTTGATGAAATTAATGATGATATATCGTATCTTATTATTTCACAATTAATTTATTTAGATACATTAAATGATGATAGCGATATAAAATTATATATCAATTCACCAGGCGGTAGTGTAACAGCAGGAATGGCTATTATAGATACTATTGATTCTATGAAAAGAAAAGTTCAAACAGTAGGTATAGGTTCTTGCGCTAGTATGGCAGCTATGTTGTTGTTATGTGGAACTGGTGAAAGAAAATCATTGAAAAATACAAGAATTATGTTACATTCTGTAAGTTCTGGCACGGGTGGAACGGTTATAGATCAGAAAATTCAGTTAGACGAGTCTTTATTTTTACAAGATGTTATGATGAAAAAGATATCAGAAAGATCCAAGCTATCTTTAGATGAAGTAATTAAAATGACAGAAAGAGACAAATATTTATCAGCAAAAGAAGCTAAAAAGTTAGGATTAATTGATACTATTGTCAAGGAAAAATAAATGAAATACACTTTATTGATTAGTGATGAAGCAAGTGGACGGACTATAGAGAAAGTAATTAACCCGATGGAAAAGATTTTAGTTGTTCCATATAAAAAAATGAAAAAAGAACATGATTTTATTAATGAGTTGAAAGGACGATCTTTTACTCATCTTAAAATTAATGCAACATTAAATAAAGATGAAATAAGAATTCTTATGACAGGGTTAATTCCTATAATACATTAATAAAAGAAAAGTTATAATAAAATAAAGGAAGTAAATGGCTGAGTTATTTGAAAGTGCATGGACTAAAAATTATATACCGTATGAACGAGTATATAATACGGAATTAGAAAAATCCATATCCAGACCTATTACTTTTTCAGCAGAATGGTTTGAAGAAGATTCTAGAGGAAAATATGAAAGTATTCTTGATAATACTGTGAAATTAACAAGAAAACAAGGAAATGCTAAAGATGGTAGAAATCATTGGGGTTTTTCTGACTCAATATACAGAAATATTAGAGAAAAATATTGGAATGAACACCAAAAAGACACTTTTAATAAAAAACCTAGAACATGGTATTTAGATATAGAAACGAGAGTTGGCAAAAGTTATAAAAACCCAGAAAAAACTGCTAAAACAATAAAAATCAGAAAAAAATCAGATGAAATAGAAGTAAGTATAAAAGATATACAAAATAAATTTTATGAAAGTGGAGCTAATGAGTATGAATATTTTAATGAAGACACACAAAGATGGGAAAAATTAGAAACTTCAAAATACTTTGAAAGAAATACAGGCTTTCCTGTTCCTACCAAAACTTTAGAACCTATATCAATGTTTCAAATATTTGATAGCACATTAGATGTGATTATATTATTTGGCGTAAGACCTTGGGTTCATGAAAAAGATTACAAAGTTGAATATAATATTAAATATATTCAGTGTAAAGATGAAAAAGATATGATTGAAAAATTCTTACATACATTCAAATCATTAAATCCACTAATTATTTATGCTTGGAATGGTAATGGTTTTGACTTTCCTTATATTTTTAATCGTATGAAATTATTAGGAATGGATACAAATAAACTATCAAATTATGGTGATGTAAAATTAAAAGAGAAAAATTTTGGACATAAAACTATTTTTGAATTAACATCTAACGGTCATTTTTTTATGGACCTTTTAGAAATTTATCAAAAGTTTACATTTGGTGAGCAACCATCATATAATTTGAATTATACTGCAGAATTAATATTAGGTAAGAAAAAGGTAAACCATTCTGAATATGCTGCGTTTGATGATTTTTATACAGGAAAATATGTAATTCCACTAAACCCAACGGAAAAACAAAAAAATTCAAAGATATATAAAGAAGCAATAGCAGGTAATTTGGATGAAGTAAAAGAGTTAGCACATTCTGATTTTGTTTATTATGGTGCTATAGATACTGTATTACCTAAAGAAATAGATGATGCTAAAAGTTTATCAACATTAATGATTATGATTGCGGAAAAAATGGGCGTTCAAATATCGGATTCTATGGGTACTGTTAAACCTTGGGCAAAATTTATTGCTAATAAAGCATTGTTAGATAATAAAATAATACCAAAAACTCATATAGATGAAAACGAAGAAGTTGATATTAAAGGTGGATTTGTAGCAACACCACAGGTAGGTAGACACGAATGGATTATGTCATCAGATGTAAACTCTATGTATCCTTTACTTGGTATGGTGGGATTTAATTTGAGTCCAGAAACTTTTATACCTATTCATAAATTACCTACAGATATTAAAACAATTATATTAAAATATTATAATGATGAAGAGGAGCAAAACAGATTTAATGTGCCTCCAAATGTTAAAAAACAACTATCATATCTTCTTAAAAAATATAATTATTCAATGGGTATTAACGGTGCGATATTTACTAAAGATAAATTAGGTCTTGTGCCGGAAATGGTTACAGATATTTATAGTACGAGAAAACAGGATAAAAAAATAATGTTTACATATGAGAAAAAGTCTTTAGAAATTAAAGAAATACTAAAGCAAAGAGAAGTAAATTAAATATGAAAATAGCATTTATATCTGATACACATAATAAACACGAAAAATTAAATTTTTCATCAGAAATATATGAAGATGTGGATACTATTATCCATTCTGGTGATTTTTCTCATAATTTACCCCAATTATTTGAATTTATGGAATGGTATAGTAAAACACCATTCAAAAATCATATTTTAATTCCTGGAAATCACGAATTATGTGTACAAAAAAATGAAGATTTGTTTTACAGAGCTTGTAAAAAATATGATATTATAGGTTTAATTGATGACGAAGTTATCATTGATGGTATTAAAATATATGGGACACCATGGACACCCGTGTATTTTAATTGGGCATATATGAAAGATGATTATTTACTCGATATTGTATGGGATAAAATACCTGACGATACTAATATATTAGTATCACACGGACCTTCTTATGGAATATTAGATACGGTTAATGATTATGGAAATAAAATAAATGTTGGTTCTAGAACATTAGCAGATCGTATGGATGAGCTTGATAAATTAAAAATTCATATATTTGGTCATATACATTTATCAAGAGGTATGTATAAAGAAAATGGTATTTCGTATATAAATGCTTCAAGTATCAATGATAATTATAATATCAAAAAAACCTATCATAGTTAAATATTAATAAAAATAATATTATAATAAATATATAAGAAAGGAACTAAATGACAAAATATAAAGACCCATTAGAATATTCAAAAGAAGAATTAGAAACTCTAAGTACAGAAGACTTAATTGAAATACAAAAAATAGCAAATTATCAAAATGTAATTTTTAACACATCACAACTTGTTAAAAAGTTACTAATGAACTCATTATATGGTGCTTTAGCAAATAAATTCTTTCCGCTGTTTAATCAGCATATGGCCAGAGCTATTACAGGTAATGGCAGATATTTTATACAATCAATGGCGAAAGAAATAGAAAATGGATTACAAGAAATGATTCCTAGAGAAATTCCTTATGTTTTTTATGGTGATACAGATTCAAATTATTTTACAGTAGCACCATTTGTTGAAAAAGCATTTAAAAACAAACCAAATGCTACAAAAAATGAAAAAGCGGATTTTTGTAATAATTTTTATGAACAAGTCGTGGATAAATTTGTACAAAAAAGTATAGACACTTTTGGTGAAGAGTTGAATGCATATAATATAGGTGTAATAGGTTCTGAGAGGGAAATTATTTCCGATTGTTTATCACCTAAAACACCTTTAAGAATTTCTATAAATGGGGTTACTAAAACTTTAAGCATATCTAGTTTAGCAAAAATGTACGGAATAAACACAACAACCAAATCGGAAGACTTTGTGAATACTATCAATGAAGATATTATGATAGGGAGTTATGGCAAAAACGGTTTAGAACTTAAAAAAGTATCTAACATTCAGAAAAAAATTACATCTAAAAAAATGGTAAAACTCACATCTCCAAATAATAAGAGCATAGTAGTTACAGAAGATCATAAAATCGCTATTAATGTAAATAATAAAATATTATACAAAGAAGCTAAAGACATTACAAAAGACGACGATGTAGTGTATCATAATTTTGGTAGCACTACAAAAGAAAACAAGGAATTATTTGGAGGTGTTTATATGAACCCTTCATCTTGTAGATCTAAATCCTCTAAAGAAGCAGCAGGGAAGAGGATCAGTAGTATCAAATTAAAAAATAAACATAAAAAAGAACTGGTTTTGGTCAATAGAGTAAATAAAATTATAAAAAAGGGAAATTATTTTTATAAGTTATATTTATTTATGAAAATATGTAAAAAATATACTAAACCTAAAATACTAAAATTTCTAAAAAAACATAAATTAAATAAATATTTTTATGTTGATATTAATAGTAAGACTCCAGTTACAAGACAACTAATTAGAAAAAAATTAAAAAATATTAAACATTTGAAGTGCAACTATTATATTAGAAGAAAAACAACAAACAAAATAATAAAACAAAAATTTCGTTATATTTGTGATAGAAGTATTATATATCAAAATAAACTCAAACGGTCAGAAAAGTCTACTAAATTACACACAGATAAGCACAAATATAGAGTAGCTGTTAATAGATTTACTATCCAAAGTATTAAGAAATATAATATACCAAATATAGAGAAGAGAGACAAATATAATTGGAATTTAGATCATTTAGTGCCTATTATGGTTGGTTTTCACAAAAAAATACCACCAGAAATTATTGGTGATTACAGAAATTTGGAAGTTATTCCAAAAATTGATAACATTAAAAAAAGAATGAACATATCAGAAAATTACGATAAAAAACTATTTAAGGAATATTTATGAAAGGTTTTACTGTAGAGCCATACGAGTATAAGGAAGAACAAAAAATTGTTTATGATATTGAAGTAGAAGATAATCACAATTTTTATGCAAATGGAACGCTAGTTCATAATTGTGGAGTTTGGACAGCAAAGAAGAAATATTTTGCAAGAGTTATAGATTCTGAAGGTGTTAGATATAAGGAACCTAAAATGAAGGTAATGGGACTCGATATAATTCGTTCTGGAACCCCTTCATTTGTCAAGAAAAAATTAAAGGAATCATTAAATATTATTTTAGATAGTGATGTCGAATCTATGATAGAATGGAAAGATAAAGTAAAAATAGAATTTAACAATCAACCATTATCTGATATTGCTAAAGTTCAAGGTGTATCAAATATTGATTATATACCTGGCGACAAAGGAATTCCTATCGGTGCTAGAAGTGTTTTGGTTCATAATGAATATATCAAAAAACATAATATAGAGAATGAAATCCAATTATTAGAAGCTGGAAATAAAGTGCGTTTAGCATATCTTATAGAGCCTAACATTTTCAACTCAAATGTTATAGCTTGGAGCGACAATAAATTTGAAAAAATTATCAAAGAATGTAAGTGTTTTGATTATGAACTTTGTTTTACTAAGTTCTTTCTTTCTCCTCTTCAGCTTATGACAAATGCTCTTGAGTGGAATATTACAAAAACTACAGAATCATTAGATGAGGACTGGTAAAATGAATATAGTTATAAATATGTCCTCCCTTGTTATACAGGATCAAGTGAACATTAGAAAAGAACTTAAACCTTATATGATTAAGTACTTATCCGAAGTGTTACTTGTAGTTACACTTAATCAAAAAGTTGATGATATTATGTATAAATACAACATTTTTGACTATAAAGTGTATAAATAATATACATAAGAGGTTTTAAATGTGTATATGCTCTATTCCGGCTCATATACACATTTAAAACAGCCGGAAGCACTCTTATAATTAAAAATATAGGAGTCTACAATGACTACACATACATCAAATTTACATCAACAAATTCTTAATAAGTTCCTAAACTCTAATATCAAAATAAAATCTTTAGATAGATTAAATGAGTATATATTATACTGCATTGAAAATAATCAAAATGAACCTATCAAAGGTAAAACATCATACCATCATATACTACCTAAAGCGGATAGTTGTTTTCCGGAATTCAAAAACTTAAAAGTTAATAAATGGAACGGCACACATTTATATTATTCTGAGCACTATTATGCTCATTGGTTATTAACAGAAGCAATTTCTAATTATGGGCAGTTGGAAGCATTCTGTAAAATGCACAATATGGATATAAAATTAGGCAGAATAATTGAATCCGATCTAATATCGCCAGAAGAGTTTCAAGAAAAAATGGAAGAAAGAAGTGTAGAACACTCCCAATGGTATAGAGATAATCCAGAAAAGGTCAAAGAACGAAATAATAAACGATTAATATCTATGAAAAAAACAGATGAAAACGGAGTATCCATTTTTGAAAAGACAGGTAAAAAAATTTCAACTACTAAATCAAGCAAAAAGTGGAAAGACGAAGTTGGTGTAGAACAAAGAAAAAAACAATCTAATACACTAAATTCTAAAGAGTGGATAGAAAGTGTTGGTATAGAAAAAGTAAAAAAAATTAAGGAATCAAAAAAACAAAATAGTATAAAGAAATATGGTTTATATGATGTTTATACTGATACAAATTTACTATTATATACAAATCTTATTAGATTAGAAGTAGCAAAAATATCAGAACCATTATTAAAAACATCAAAAGAAAAACCTCTAGGAAGCACTATTCAATCAAAAACAAATTTGATTAGACTAAATAAAAGCCATTTAATAGGATATTATGTAATAAATAAATCATGAAAGAAACAGAGTCTTTAGATGAAGATTGGTAAATTTAAGTATATATTTATAAATGATATGTTATAATACTACATAAACAAACAAAGGATATACATTGGAAAATAAAACATTCAAAATCACAGGAAATACAATAGTTACAGTTGGGTCAGCAGGTAAAGAACAATTTTTAATTGATCATATTAAACCAAATGGTATTGTAGTTCAAGCGCAAGCAGAAAATGGTGTAGATATTTTAGAATTTGTTTCTTGGGACCAAATCAGCAGATAAAAAATATTAAAACAAAGGATAAAAATGATAGACGAAAAAACAAAAAATATATGCTTAGCTACAAGATATGCTTTTCAAGCATATGAAATAAAGCATTTTAAGTATGAAGGATTCTTAAAACAGTCAGATAGGCGTAAAGAATGGTCGAAGTTTTTACAAAAAAAAGTGGATGCTCAATTGATTAGTAATTATATTCGTAATTTGTGTCTTGAAGAGTTTATTAAATTACGGGTGAGTTATTAATGGCAAAAGTAAACGCATTTAATCTTATATTTACAGCCCTTAAAAAAGGACCATTACCAGCAGATTCGGATCTAGAAAAAATTCCGAGTTTTATGTTTTGCAGATTTTTAGGTGGTCATCCTATTACTATTGCACCTGCTAATATTTTTAATATGTATTACAAGGAAATTCCTATAGACATACAATATAAAATGATTAAAAAAATATTTGCTGGAAAAGGTGTTTTTCCTAAAATGTTGAAATCTCAACCAAAGGAAAACCATTTAGATTCATTATGTAAATATTACAAAATTTCAAGGGAAAAAGCAAAAGAATACCGAGAATTTTTAACTGATGAAGAATTTGATCGTATAGAAAAAATATATGATATCAAAGGTTAAAGAAAAAATAAAAAATGTAAATAAGATTCATAAAGGTTTTTTTACATTTATTTTATTACATTTTCCTTTTATAATATTCATAATATTATTATTAATAGTTATTTTGATTGCGCCACTGGTGTAATTATAAATATAGAAAAGGATAGAATTGAACTCTAAGCACTCATTTAAAGAAGAAATCGTACATTTAACGCACGCAGATTTAGACGCGCTAGGAAGTATGTTAAATTTACATTACATCACACCAAATACCAAAAAAACCACATTTCATACAAATTATAAAGATTTATCGGAAAAAGTACATGAAGTATTGGAATATATTAGAAAGCACCATATTAAAATGTTAGTAATTTCAGATATTGCCTTTACAAGCAATAAGTCAGATTTATTAGAATTACAAAGAGTCGTGCAAGATGAAATGGGTATCAATATAATGTATTTTGATCATCATGTATATGAAGATGGTTTTTTTGATAACATTACATTCAAATACATACATAATATTGAATATTCCGCAACCATGATTATGAATAAAGCATTCAAAATACAAGATAAACATTTGATTAATTTAAGCAATATGATAAATATCTTTGATATTTGGAAGGAATCCTCCGATTTGTTTCTTATTAGTTTAGAATTAAATGATTGGTTTTATAACGAAATGAAAACTAAATCCTTCGACAAAATTGCTTGTGAAATCATAAATAATGATTATAAACTACCTTCGTCTTTTGTAGGATATGTAAAACAACATCAATTTGAATGCAAAACGAAATTACAATCATTGAAAGATAGAGGTTTGTTTGTAAATGATGGTTTTACGAGTATGATATTTACTGATGATTTTATAAATCAAGCTTTATACGAAACTTTTAATAAAGATAAAAATAAAGTAGCACTGATTGTGAATTCATATGGAATTATTAGAATAAGATTTAGTACCATTGATTGTTTATCTGATAAAGAAAAAGAAAAAATAAAATTAGCAATAATGGGTAAGCTTGATATAGGACATCTAAATGCTTTTTCATTAAAAGTCGAAAATTCAAATTTTGAAAAACTTATGGGCAAGGTGCAGGAAATTATTAATATTATTAATATCAATAAACCATAAAATATATCTAAAATATCAAATTAAATTCCAGAAATAAACTTAAACTATTTAAACCAGAGTTTTTGAGTGAAATGTTACTTTCTGTAACATTCTACTCTAAAGTTGAAGATTTACTATTAAATACAAATTTTATAATTAAGAAGTGTATAAATAAAGTATATAAGAGATTATTCTTATGGTACATTGCTCTTAGCGGACTCTTTGTATCATAAGAATAGTAGTCCGCTAGACACTCTTATAATACAATTTATAGGAGTCTACAATGACTACATCTAACCAAGTAATACTTTACATAGCAACTCATAACAAAACAGGTCTTAAATATTTTGGTAAAACATTAAGATATCATAATCAAGAAGATCTCCAAAAGTATTACCACGGTAGTGGAGTTTATTGGAAGGACCATCTTAATGTTCACGGAGATGATGTAACTATGGAAGTATATGGTACATATTCGACAAATCCTAAAGACGCTGATTATGTAAAACCAATAGCATTGAAACTAAGTGAAGAATGGAACATAGTTGAAGAGTTGAATAAATCTGGTGACAGAAAAGGTAAAAAAGTATGGGCTAATCAAAAACCTGAAACAGGAATAGACGGCGGAGCATCATCTGAATGTAACAAAAAGCAAAAAGAAACTAAAGGTTCAAAAGAGTGGAAAGAAACTGTTGGTAGAAAATCGATAGAAAAATACAAAGAAACTGTACACTCTAAAGAATGGCTAGAAACAACAGGTCAAATAAAATCTAAAAATATAAGTGACACTAGATTGTCTAAAGAGTGGAAAGAAACAGTAGGTAAAAAAGCTAAAAGAAAAGAATTAGAAACTAAAAGTTCTAAAGAATGGCAAGAAAATGTTTGGAAACCTGCTATGGAAAAATTAAGGGCTGCTAAAACAGACTCAACGAAATATGATATAGTGAGAAATAATACGGTGATTTTTTCTGGAGTAGAAAGAAAATTTATAGTATCATTATCACAAGCATTAATGAAAACAACAAAAGAAACCCCTCTAGGCAACAACAGATGCTCAAAACTCAATCTTAATCTTAATAGACATAAAAAACTACATTTACTAGGAATGTATATTAGATTAATTAAAATTAAAGTATAATATACTAAATAAAATAAAGGATAAAAATGTTTGAACACACGCTTCTAAAAAATATGCTAGAAAATAGTAAGTTTTTTGGCAAGGTTATCACAGTAATAGAACCAAAATATTTTTCTAGCCAAAGCTGTGGAAAAATATTTCAATTAATAAAAAGTCATTATATAGATTATAAAGTTATACCTACTATAACAGAAGTTGCAATGGTGATTAGAGAAGTACCTAATATAGAATTAAGAAAAGCTTTGGCAGAAGATATACACTCGATTAATAATGCAGAAGTATCTACCAATATGGAGTTTTTATTAAAAACTACCACTTCATTTATAAAGGATAGTATTTTTACAGAGGCGCTAATAATCGGAAGTGATGCATTAACAGAAAAGAATGAGGACAAGGTTCTAAAATCCAAACTTCTCATGGAAGAGATGAGTAAAATATCTTTAGAAGGGGCTGATTTAGGTCTAGATTTTGATGACATAGAGGCTATGATAGAATATTACCAAAATAAACTCATTGGTATTCTTACGCAACATTTAGAGTTAAATAAAAGACTTGGTACAGGATTTTTACCTGGAACCTTGAGTATTATTATGGCAGCGTCTGGTATTGGAAAATCGTTATTAATGACAGATTTAGTTTCAGGTAATATTAAGGAAGGCAAAAATGTTTTATTAGTATCTATGGAAATGGAAGACAAGGAAATTATGAAGCGTGTTCATGCTAATGCTTTAGGATTGCCTATTAATAAGCTTACATCAATAAGCCCTGATACTATTCGTATTGCGCACGAAAAGTTTAGTAAAGAAAATACTCTCGGCAAATTTTTCATTAAAGATTATCCAACGGGAACATTTAGTCCACTAATGCTAGATGCTTTATTAGATAATTATAAAACAGAAATGGGTATAGAATTTGATATTATTTACTTAGATTATTTAGGAATTATGAAATCAGATTTAATAACACCAAATGCTGGTTTATATTCATATATCAAAAGTATTGTTGAGGAAACAAGAAGTATTGCTAAAAAAAGAAAAATACCAATAGTAAGTGCTAGCCAATTGAATCGCTGTTTAGATCAAAATACATTAATTCATACAGAAAATGGAAAAATACCAGTAAAAGATATTAAAGTTGGAAACAAATTAGTAAACAATAAAACTGTTATTGAAGTTATAGATTCTGAGGATCAAGAATGTTTTGAAATAAAAACCAAATCCGGTAACTCAATAATATGTTCAGAAAACCATAAAATACCAACAAATAAAGGAACAATGACAATTAAAGTAGGGCTACAACCAGGTTTGAAGTTAAATACAATAAATGTATAATTATTCTAAATTTGTTGTAAATCGAAAGACTTTAAGTATAGAGTTTGAAGATATTAACGGATTTCTTGAAAAATCATATCATTTCAAGAGTCTTGAAGACTTAGAGGAATACATAAGAAATCCGTCAAAAGATTTAATAATTAAGGTAAAAATATATTAAAATGGTTACTTTTCTGTAGATTTGATGTATAAATAAAGTATATAAGAGGTTTCTTATGTGTATATAGCTCTTTAGCGGGACTCTATATACATAAGAAACAGTCCGCTTGACACTCTTATAATAAAATTATAGGAGTCTACTATGACCACAAATTTACACCAACAAATACTCAACGAGTTCTTGAACTCTGATATCAAAATAAAATCTATGGATAGATTAAATGAGTATATATCATACTGCATAACAAATAATCAAAATGAAAGAATTATAAATGAAGATGGATATAGTAAAACATCTTATCACCATATACTACCAAAAGCTAAAGATTGCTTCCCTCAATACAAAAACTTAAAAGAAAATGATTGGAACGGAACACATTTACTTTATTCAGATCACTATTATGCACATTGGTTGATTACTGAAGCTATTAATAATTCAAGTCAGTTATTTGCATTTTGTGCTATGCACAATATGGATATAAAATTAGGCAGAATAAATGAATCTGATCTAATACCTGCTGTTGAGTTTCAAGAAAAAATGGAAGTGAGAAGTAAACACCAGCGATTATTTATGCAAAGTGAAGCAGGCATCAAAGGTATTAAAAAAATGACAGCTACAAAAAATTCAAAAGAGTGGAAAGAGACTGTAGGTAAGGTAGTTATAAGAAATCATAAT